ATGGGGAGATTGGCGTTTCCTAAGTTAAGTATACATCTAGTTTTTATCATTCATTAAATTGTTTAGAATGATAGTCATATTTAATAATTAGGTCTCTAGTAGGGTTGTATTCCATAAAATCAGAGACATCTTGCTGGGTATCTGTAAATCCAGACTGGTATACATTTACACAATGGAAGTAATATTTGTTTAGTTCTGGGTAATTAGCATCATTATAATCTGGCAAAGTTTTGGTAAATTCATTAATATCCTTTGCCGCATCGTCTTCCCTATCTAAAATGCTTTGAATAAGACTTGTAAGATTTATTGTTGTTGCATACCTATCCTGCTGGTTCCTATTAATGTCGTACAGCGAGCCACCAACGACTGTATATCTCATTTGGTCAGTCTTGATAGGGTAAAAATATTTATAGCCTGAGCGTACTCTGCTAAACTTATCAAACATAATATATGGCAAATCATTGTCAAGGACTGCAGTTGGAAGATTGTTTGCTGGTGCAGGGAAAAAGGGAACTATGTCTGGTCCTCCAGATGTTGGACCGTATAGGTTGTAAAATGCTGGGGCATAAGTTTTAAACTGTTCCCAAACATAAAGGTTGATAATATTTTCTGGTCTATAAACCACTGTTTCCTCCTGGTGCATTCATAATCCATGATAGTGCAGCTTTTCTACCTTTAGATGCAGAAGCTCCACCTTTAACGGCTGAAGCAAAGTATTTTTCATAAGCTTTTGGATTTGAAAAATATTTATAAAATTTTATTGAATCTAAATAAACTTGAGAGAAATAATATCCATAAAATTCATTAAAGGCATTTACGAAAGAACCTCTAACGCCTTCTCCTCCAGGATTAGAAATAATAATTGGTCCACTTCTAAAAAATTCTTCTCCGTCAATTTCAAAAAACAATGCCTTGGCTTCAACTTCATTAATTACAATAGTTCCGCCTTCTTCCATTACTAAAGCCTTGTCATAAAATGGCTCAGTTGATGTTGGTGAAGGAACTCTTGATTGTAAGAATTCTGCACCAATAACTGCAGAAGTATTATTTACTGAAAGACTTAAGTCATAAAGTCTTCCAAATGGATCTCCAACCTGCCCCCATTCATAAACGTGGTGAAGCATTCCTGGATGAGATCTTGCAAGACTATCTAAGTAATCATAAAATGCTTCAATAGAGCCTACTCCAAGTTTTTGATTTAAAATACCTTTGCTTTTATTTAATTCTGAAGCAAAAGCTGAAGAATATTCTACAGAATTTTTCAACATTTTAATCACATCATTAGCCTTAACTCTTGCTGTTATCATTCTGGTATATCCCACTTTTGATTTGCTGAACGGGTTAAGAATACTCTATACATTCCAATATTATGGAACATATCAAAACTTGGAATAATTGTTTTAACTTCATACTTTGTTTTTACTGTCTCAGCTTTTGTCTTAAGATTTTCAGTATTAATCCAAACTGGATCCCCATTTGGATCTCTCATATTAGTAACAGCAGTTGCAGTTATTGGATAGTATTTTCCAGAAGAGTTTTTTCTAATGTCCTCGTTTGTTCTAAAGAATAATGAAGAGTTGTAATCAAATGACTTATCTTTTACTTTAAGTTCTCCATCTAGTACCCCTGAAATTGCACTAATTGCTGAACAGTTAACAGTTCTATCAAATTGCCAAGTTCTAGTTATATTTCCATACTCTGATTGAGTTTCTACTGCATGATAGATATCTGCAGTCATTGGATAAAAAATATCGTCAAAGGCTGAATTAAAAAGCATTTATAACACCCCGATACGAATATTATTCTTATACTTTGTTAAAATCCTATCAACAACAAGGTTTCCAGTGGAAGCATTAAAGTTCTTTGCAAACTTAATCTTGAAGTCATCATTGTCAAAGGACTCAATATACTTATTAAGATATTTCATATTATCGCTTGAGATGTCTGAGCATAAAAGTCTTGTAGCTTCTTGAATATCTTGAGGGACTACCTTGTATCCAAAGTCTGCATCAATCACATAATCATATCCGTCAGAAAAGGCTCTAGATAAGTATCTATCTCTCCACACTTGTGGATATTCTGTTTTATTGCTTTCTTCGTGTAATGGAACTATCGAAGTCTTATCCTTGCTAATTGTAAAGGTTAATTCATTAGTATCTGATGTTGAATCATATAAAAGGGTTCCATTTTCATATACCTTGTAAAGCTTGTTAATCTTTTCATTGACTACTAGATAGTCAGATCCATTTCCAACAATCTCTTTTTCTTTTCTAACATATGCAAATCCTTGAGAAACTTCTGAATCAATAATATATCTTGCAATTCTTTCCATTTCTTTTACTTGGGCAGTGGTTTTATTTAAATCTGTGGCAAGGGTAGATATATTTGTATATGGTCTAATAACATCAATATTTGTAGTAATAACAACTTCGTCTAGATAATCATAAACAGTTGCATCTAAAACTGCGTCATAAGATGCGTACTTTTCGTCAAGTAGGAAGGAAACTTCTCCAGATCCGTTTGCAGTAGCACTTGCTGAAACTACTACATCTGATAAAATATCTGAATACTCAATGGTATAAAGTCCACTTGGGACAAGATCAGAAAAAGAGACTGTTGGGATACTCCCATTAATTCTTAAAACTTCCATTATTTAACACCGAAAACTTCGGCTACCTCCTCTGGGGATGTGACTCTAATCTTGGGGAATTTGCTAACCCAGATATCAGCATCTTTTTTACTTACAATATTATAGCCTTTAGTAAGTCTGCCAAGACTTTTTTCATAAACGCTTGCATTTTCTACAAACAAACAAATTAAATCTTTTTCAACTTTTTTCATAATACATCTATATTATTATATCATTCATAAATAGATGAAGGGGAGACAAATTAATGCCTCCCCTCCAAAATTGACTATAATTAGTCTTGCATGAATGCTACTGCATCAGTTTCTTCAACTGCTACACCAAAGCGTAGGAATACGGTATATTCTACTGTATCCTTCTTTGGCTTGAACTCACGGTGTACTGTTACGTCTCTCTGGAAGCCCCAGATGCGGTTTTCTGGGAATGTAAGTGATACATAACCAGCTGGCATCAAAGGAACTTCAACCAATGGAAGACCTAGAACACGGTATGCGATTGGGCTACCAAGGGTCTGCGGAGCAGAGCCATCAATAACACGCTCAACGATACGCTCTGAATTCAAGTTACCAGAAGAACCAAGACCGTTTACAATTGCTGCAACGGTTTCAGTGTCTGCATAGAACTTCATGTTTGAACGGGAACCACGGTACTTACGAGGCATTGCAAGAACAAGTCCCTGCAAACTTTCGATAGTTGTACCGTAAGTTGCTGAATTACCATCGGCTTCGATTGATACGAAACCTTCAAGGATGTTCAGGAAGTTGTTTGTACCAGTTCCTGTACCATTGATGGCTAGATCTTCAAGATCGTTAGCAAACGCACGGGTCATTGTACGGACCAAGTGATCCTCCAGACCTGCACCTTCGATATTATCTTCAAGAGCTTCAGTCGAAACTTCCCAATCAAGACGAATCTTCTTGGTTGTAAGAGTAACCTTTGTGAACTGAACATCAGCGTTAGTGTAGGTTGCATCAGCCTGGGCTGCTGCACGAATTACACGTTCTCCAACATTCATTTTCTCAAGCTCAGTTGTGTTAGCTCTCATTGTGACTCTACGACCATCTTGGGCTAGAACCTGCTGTTCAAAGATATACTCAATAAACTGACGTGACTGTTCAGGCTGCAAAATACCGCCATCAGACACTAGATCACCAACTGGGTTAGTATTGTCAAGAATTCCAGCTGCTGGAGTACTTACTCCACCAATACCACCAGATGCGATAGTACCAGCTGCAGCCGCTTTTTCTAAAATTTCATTATTTTCTGTCATTTTTTATTTCACCTCCAGTTTCTCTTAATGATATAGGTCAGCGGAATTTAGGAAACGTCCACCCCACATAGACCCTTTTCTTATTGTATTGCCCTGAACGATCCCGCCAAGATCGCCAGACTTACGGACAGCGGTATCGTCTTCTAGACCATCCACACGCTTTCCAAACTCTTCAAGACTGCCTCTTACTCCAGCAACTTCTTCTGCTACTGTGGCGTGACCCTTTTTAAGGTCTGCAATCTCTTCATTTAGTGACTTAATTGTTGAAACAAGTTCACTCACTGCCTCTGTTACTGAAACCTTAATTTCGTCAACAGCTTTTACAAGCTCAGAATCAGCTGAATCTGTTTCAACAACAGACTTTTCAACTTCAACGTCATCGGAAGCTTCTTCTTCTGCTACTTCTTCTGCAGGTGCTTCTTCTGGATCAGCAGACTTAACTACTGTTTCCTCAACAGCGTCAACTGCGTCAACTGACTTTTCTACGGTTTCTTCGGCAGGAGCTTCAGCAACAACTTCTTCAGTTGCAACTTCTTCAACGGTCTCTTCTACTACTGTATTATCTTCTGACACGTTGTTCTCCTCCTCTATATTGTTTTTAACAATTGACGCATTATTGTCAATCGCTGATTCAAGCGTTTCGCCTGAAGTTTCTGGGGTTTCGGAAACATCTTCAGATTTAGCAAGGTCTGTAGAACCAATAAACTTATTTAAAATTGATTTAACTGTCATAGCTTTTTCTGTATCCTTTGTCTCAACAAAACCAATATTTTTCATACTGACTTCACATGATGGGCAACTTGAATCGTCAACTTCTGAAAGTCTGACGATACCGTCATTCTCACACCAGTAGACATTTTCAAAGTCTGCTTTTGCAATTATACCATCTATTTGTTCATCATTGTTAACTTTTTGAATTGACACGACATTTGCAAATTGATTTGCTGGATTATCTACCAAAGATAGTTCATGAAGTTCATAATCTTTAACAATTCTAATTGTCTTATCAATGTTTTCATCCCAGCTATTTTCTGAATCTTTAATTACTCCACCAATGGAAAAGCCTGAGAGAGTGCCATCAAGAACTTTTTCCCAAGTATCCTGAGCACCCTTAGAAATATATGCATCTACATAGACACCATTATAAAGTTTGTCTGTATTCTTATCAAAGAATTTTTCTTGTCTAAAATTAACAACCTTGCCAACTGCAATAGCTTGATGCATTTCTCTCAAGTTGCCACGGAATGTTTCAAAAGCCTTTATACTTACATCAGTAGGAACAATGTCTGCTTGCTTGTCAATGTTATCAAGCGTGGCAAATCCAGAAACGATTCTACGCTCTACATCCACTTTAGCAATTGGCATTGATAACTTGATATCATCGTTATCTGATGTCCAATAAGCCTTGCTTAAATTAGTCATGTTATTCCTATTATATATGTATTTTTTATATCTTTATAATATTGTTATATTATACTACAGATCTTCCTTCGCCACCAGGATTTCTTCCTGTTGTGGTTGCAGTTGAATCAGATGCTTGATCAGTTCTTTGCTGATCTCTTTGTCTTGTTCCAGCCATTTGAGCATTTTGCTCTGCACGTTGTTGAGGGGTCATAACTACTGGAGTATCTCCTTGTGGAACTACTGGGAGTCCAAGTCTAGGTCTGATATCGTTTGGAACAACAACTTGTGCTCTTAGATATCTTTCATCAATTTGACTTTGAGTATTTTCATCAGTCAAAGTTAGTTCATTAAACTTTAGTAAAAGAATATCTGTCTTCTCTTTAATAAGTTTGTTGATTGTTTTTTCTAAATTCTTTTGGGCTGGTCTTGCTACCTGTTCTTTAAATGTTCTGTCTGAAACAAGTGCAGAGGCAATTGAGCTACCAGGATCTGATCCAACTTTTGAAATTGGAACTTGATGTGCCATAAGGATATCATGAACATTTGAAGTTCTATACTTATCAAATGATCCTTCTTGAATTCCATTTTCAACTGGCTCCATTTTAAATTCAACCTTGTTGTCTGGACCATCTCCAGGAAGTGGGATGTAAAGGGTTCTATGATTTTGTCCACGAAGACCAGACTGTAGGAATCTAAATAATTTGTCTTCTGCTTCTGAACTTAGCTTTGCACCTTTTAGTGTAACAATATATCTTGGCACTGCTTTGTTTTCAAAATAATCAATATTGTATCTTGCAGCAAGCTGGTCTCCAACTACTGAAGTTGCAGCAGACACAACATCTGGAACTCCATAGTAAGTATTTTTTGGACTATATTTTTTAATATGAATAAGTTCATTTGGTCGTGAGTCTGTGGTTACAGGATTTACTGTTTTTGTGTCTTGAAAGTTTTTAAAGAAAACAACTCTTTGATTTACAATCTGAACATAACCATCACGCATACGTCTTACACGAACTGTTGTTGCAGGAATGTGACCGATATAGCCAATTTCTCCAGTATTCTTTCTTCCAATTTCAATGTATCCATTTCCAGTTGCTTCATAGTCTGTCATTGCTTTTTCAAGGACGTGGGTAAAAGTATCTTCATCATTTAATTCTTCAAGCCAATTGCTTAATTCAGACTTAGCTCTTTCAACTTTTCTCTGGGCTCTAACTCTTTGATTAACATCTTCAATCTCTTCTATTCTTGCTTTAACAATATCAGACATTATAAAACCGTATCCAAGACCAACTGTGTTTGCAACCTTTGCATTAATTGCAGCGTGGTTTGCAAAAGAATTATCAAAAAAGAATGCTAATTCATCAAGATTATAAGGTGGCAACACGACATCAAAAAGACCATAGGCTGTGGTTACGTCTTGCTCTGGAAATAATTGCTTAGACTTTACACCATCTTGACCAGTGTAAGCCTTGTTCATTCTTGTAATTCTGCGTTTAAAGTTTGCATCTATACCATCAAAACCTTTTACAAGGTCTGCTTCAGTCATAAAGTCATCTGTCTTATTTGCAGATGGTTTGTTCTTGTCTAGATTATCAATTCTAGCAATAACTTCATCAGTCATTTCCATGTTTTTTTAGCCCCTTTGCAGCGTCCATGAAAGCTCCAGTATCAAACTCACTTGGTATGTAGCCTTGTTTCATTCTATCAATTTGAACAGAATGTTCCTCTTCAGTAATTCTTGTAACTCCTGGCATAAATACTGCCTTTCCTGGACCAGCACCATAGTGTGCTGCAGCCTGTGTAATTCTATTAATAGCGGTTAAGTCATATTTTCTGGCTGGAATATTCATAAAACTTCCATTACCATCTCCAAACACTCTTCCTGTTTCTGTTTTCCAAACATATAAACCATATTCAGCATCGTTTTCAACGTAGCTTACTTTTGGCTTGTTTGGCAGTTTTTGTAATCCTTCTAGATAATCCATGACATCATTGTACCATAATATCTAACTTAAACCAAATATTGATCCCAAGATATGTCATTTATTATTACAACAGAGTCCTGAGTAACATTTATAATACTGCTATCATTTACAACTCCAGAGGACAGACCAGCATAAGTATTAAAAATTTCTTTTGCATCTAAAGAAAGAATGGTTACTTCCAAAGGTTCTTCAGCTAAAACTGTTGTCCATGTTGCAGATGCAGCCTTTGTGCCCCAAGTGTAATCATCAACAAGATTCCATTCGTCAAAAATAACCAAGTCTTGTTTAATAGGATTTAACTCCATAAAGCTTGCAACATTATCTACCTTTACTCCAGAATATATTTCAATTTCACCAACAACTCCATCTAAAAGTATTGAATTTTCTTGTAAAGATATAGCAATATAGTTCCAAGATAGGGGTTCAATAACTATATTATTTACAAAATTTCCATTTAAAAAGAATTTGGCATTAGTAAATTCTGCACCAGTATTAGAATTAAAAATATTTAAAAAGGCTCTTCTTCCATTGCCTTCAGGGGTTAAAATAATGTCGTACGAATCACCAGAGCCAAATATTCTACCAATTTTTTTTCTTTCAGTAAATAAGCTAGACTCGTTACACATTAAGAACATTTGCAGTCCAACTACTTCTTGATTATCTTTTAGTGAATCGTTTATTGGAATAGCAATTCCTTTTACCAAAGTTTCATCTACAACTGGTAAAACTTCTATTCCAGAGTCCCCACTTAAATATAGATATGGAGATGATTCAGTATTAATAACCACTGGAATTTTTCTTTTATAAACATATTGATCTTCATTTTTAACTATTGGATAAAATTTTCCTGCAGCAGGAGTATTTATTGAATAGAATTGTCCTTCATCAAAAGAAAGTGAGACAAGTCCCATATTTTTAATTTTTACATTTTCTGTATTTACTCCCTTAGAAGAAATTTCAATATGAATAGTTATGTAGTAGTTAGTAAAACCAGATATATCTTTTGGTGGATAAATAATAGTTCCATCATTAATCTTATACTTGGTATCTCCTCTAGTAGCTCTACCTCCAGCAGTTGTAGAAGTTGGGGAACCTGACTCTTGTGTTAAAGTAACGGTAAAACTTGAAGAATTTGCAGTTGCAACAGTTACTTTAGAAAGATTAAAGTTATTAGGAGAACACCCAGTAATAGTGACTATATCGCCAGCAGAAAAAGTATTGGCTGCTATAAAAGTATAAGTTCCAGCCGAATAACTTGCACTTGTAATAGTAGTTGTAACTGGTCCAATTACATTTCCTAAATCTAAAATTCTATTCATTCCAATATTTTCTACATTTGTAAACTGAGTGTATACTACATTTCCCAGTTCAATTATGTTTTGTAATGTTATATAAACTTTTGTTGATAAAGAATCTTGATAATTTGAAGATGTTTCATTATACTTTGAAAATATTGAGCTTGGTGTGTCAATGTTAAACTGCAATAAATCTAAGTCATATTTTAATTTACCATTAGCTTGGGTTATATATTTTCCAAAATAAGATAGAGGTATTGAATTTTCCCAATACCCTGAAGCTCCTACATCTAAAACTATTGAAGTGTTTGTTGTTTTTGGCAGCAAGGTATACGATCCAATATAGTCATAAAGTTCTGAACTAAAGTTTTTAATTGCTATTCCAGAGTTGTTAAATATTTGAGACCCGTCTTTATCTGTAAAAAAGTCATTATTAAGTGTTAAAGAAAATATTTTTCCAAGGAATGTTTGTTCCTGATTTCCCGCAAAATTTAGAGAAAGAGATTCTGGTTTTGAAAAGAAAGATCCTACAGTTGAGTAATAAGATTGCTCAATTTTATCAAAATCAATGCCAACTGCAAAGTAAGAGCTTGCACCAACAAGTGCTGAATTTAAAATAGTTTCATTATAAATATATTGAATACTTCCAGAGTTTATTGCTACTTCAAAAGTATTTCCGTCAAAATTATTTGAAATGTACATCAAAGATTGTCTATCTGAAACGTTATTTGAAGATTTTAATATTGAATGAATAGACCTTGTTTGATTTCCAGTTTGATTTAATTTTGAAAAATAAATTGTTCCATAAGAATTATTTGATAAGTATGTGCCATTTGGATCCATTGAAATGTATGGATAGTCTTCATCTTGAATTGCATAATTTTCTTCATAGAATCCTGAAGTAATTAAAGATTTTTGAAAAACTGTTGATGATGAATTGTTATTAAATATGATTTCTGGTAATTCATATTTTGGTAAAGTAATGCCTTTATTATCTGCTACAAGGTTATTATAAAATCCATCATTCCACTTGCTTCTATCTGGATATTTTATTGTAGAACTGTATCCAGAAAATGGGAAATCTACATATGACAGCGTTCCATTTTTTGATGCAATAATGTTTTCCTGTTCTTGAACACCTTGTCCAAATACATATCTTTTCTTTGCAACCTGCTCTGCAACAACGTATGGGAATATTGAAAAAGAATCTATTTCAAAAAGATATATAAATTCATTTGTATAAAACCCTAAATAGTTTTCATCTTCTTCTGTAAAGGTTGGAATATCCAAAGATTCAATTATAATTGATATTACCTTTTCTCCATTAATCATTAAGAAGATCTCATTTTGGCTCTGGCAAAAATGAACAAGCATTGGTCTGTACCATTTTCCAATAAAATAAGACTTAGTATATTTTCCAACATTTACAGTTATAAAATCTCTATCAACATATATTCCATCTTCTGACGCAAGTGGTCCAAATATTCTTCTTCTTGTAACTGTTTCAGGATTGATTCTTAACCAAAATTCTGTTGTAAGTGTTTTATTGTATCCAGTTTTATTCAAAAATCCTTTTCCAGGAAATACCAGAGATGGGAATTTATAATACTGTTCAGAGTCTAAGTATATAGAAGAATTTCCTCCATCAAGAAATTCTGCATAGGATGATGAAGCAGATCCTCCATCAAACAATAGTTCTTCTAGGGAAGACCCATCAACTAGTAGCTCATTTACACTTATGGCATCTTTATTTAATTTAATGTTTCCAGAAGAGCCATAAACCATTGGGATAGATGATAACTTTGCAAAAAGAGAATTATTTACAGATAAAACATATCCATTGTCTGAAGCATCATTAAAACCATAAGGATCTATAATGGTACTTTTTATTTCTCCAGGAAAGTCTATTAAAGAGCTAATTTCGTTTGGCAAGACAACCAAAGAAGCACTAGAAATTCCAGTACTTATTGAATTATAAGGCTCAGACCATTGTGCAAAAGATACTCCATTAAAATAAACAGAAGAATTACTTTCTCCAGCAATAGTATCTGGATCATATACCACCCTTATAAAAATGGAAAAGCTTTCTCCACCCAAGGGTTCTGTGTGTGAAATTTTTTCCCATATATTTGTTTTTAAGAATGAATATCTTGTATAATACTCTTGCCCATCTATAATAAGTCCTATGTCTGTATATAAAATAGAAGTTTGATCAGGAATATAAATATAGCTTGACGTACATACGCTTCCCTTGTTTGGATCAAGCTGTACATAAGATATAGAAGATGATAAAGAAACTGTAAACTCTTTTATTGCAGCTGAAGCTGTAGATAGATATAGTCTGTTTACATCCAAATCATCAAAAGGATACCCAGATAGTGTAAATGTTGCAGATGCGTTTCTACTAGCATTGTCAAAATCCCAATTAGATTCTGTTATCTCTTTTTCTTGTTGTGAAATTAAAGAAACAAAATAATTTGGCTCATCCATAGCCCACAAAGCCACTGGATGCTCTGCATAGACTCTTGAAGCATAAAGATTTGAACTTGTGTAGGACATAGATTACCTCTACCCTATTTTATCATAGAGCTTAGCTTGTAATGTCTACAATTTCACAGGCTCCAGCAACACAAGAAAGTTCTTGACTTCCAGTTGTTCCGTCTGTTGTTTCATATAACGAAAGCATTTCCCATCGAATTGAGTCAGGCATTTTGCTTAACCATGACTCATATTCTTCTTTAGAAATTTCCTGATATGGAGCTTGCTTGTAAGAGTGCTCTACTGATGGCAAGAACGATACTCCACCAATTGAATCAAAGTTATCAAACACCCAAGCACCAACACGCATCCACTCATCTTCTTCAACATTTACAGTAACACTTGGATTATGTTCTGTCCAATGAGTTCTATATGTTTTCCACATTTCAAGGTGATCAATTGCAGTAAGATCTTTTGTAAGAACTGCATTCTTTGGAGCCTTGATTGGGAAGTAAAATACAGTTGTCGCTTCAGGCTTCATAACATCTGGTTCAAAAGGAATTCCAGAGTCTTTTAAAAATTGAGTTAAAGGATCTTTATTATCTGCTCTAACACTTCTAACATAGTATTCTGAATACCACGGATGGATTCCAGAAGATACCCCTGTAAGCTGTGAGACTGTTCCTGAAGGCTTTACGCAAGTAATTGATACTGAGGGATTGATATTTAAAGACTTAGCCTCTTTATCATTTACTGAAACAGATAGATCTCTCATTTCATCAAGTAGTGCTTCCAGAGCCTTACCATTCGTAGCAGTAATCTTATTTCCATAGATTCCTGTTAGAGATACTCCAAGAAGTCTCTCCTCTTCACAATTATCTTTCCAAGTTTTTCTAATGTACTTAAAGTTTGTCAAAGTTGACTGCCACGTTCCAAGAATTGTGGCTAGTCTTACTTTTTCAAGCAATGTTTCTTTTGTATCAGTTGCATCAATTACAACTTCAGTTAGGTTACAAAATTCATTTGGGCGAAGAAGAATTTCTCCACAAGGATTTGTTCCACCAACTAGGCTAGAGTCTCTACGACCAAATTTATCAATATGCTTACGAACAGAGTCCATGTTGTAAATACCACGCTCACCAGACTTTGACTCGTATAGGTTTCTCCATTCACGAAGGAACTGTGCAGTATTTGGCTTTGAATTGTAAACAGCAGAATTATTTGCCAAAGCTCTCTGTCCATTTCCTTCCCACCACTGTCCACTCTTTGCCTTTGCCATTTCAAAGTCATCAAGATTAGAAAGTGAAATTAAAGCACTTCTGCGAACTCCACCAACAACAACAACTTCTCCAACTTTACACATTAGGTCGTGTGCTTCAATTGACTTTAGCTTTCTTCCTGCAGCAAGTCTAAATGTTTCAATGGTAAATTTAAATAAGTCAACAAGGGGATCTGGTCCAGAAGCTCTTCCTCCAAATACCTTTAGTCTTGCTCCTGATGGACGAACCTTAGAAACATCCCAGTTTGGAATCTGACCTTGATAAAGAAGTGCAATCAGTTCTTTAAAGGCTTTTGCCCAGCCAAGCTTAGAGTCGTCAACAACAATAGTTGTATCTGTTTGAAAAAATGACTCAGCAATTACTGGTAGCTGATTAATATATTTTTGTTCAACACTAAATCCAACACCAGTTCCATTCATTAAGATGTACATTGCCTCATCAAAGGCTCTGGGGCTATCTACAGAGATGAAGGAGCAATTGTAGGCTGCGATATGGTCTCTTTCTAAAGCAGGTCCAGCGGTCATCAGTGCCCTCATAGAAGGCATTATGTGATGATTTAAAATTGCTTCTCTAACTTCATTAAAAACTTTTGCATTTGGGCTATAGCCGTGATTAAGAACTAGATGATCTCTCATAAAGTTACAGTATCTGTCAACAGTCTCCTGCCACGTTTCTCTGCGGTTTTCGCTTTCAATCCAGCGAGCATACCTTGAGATATGAATAAAGTTGCGGTATGGATCTGTTATAGATCCGTTGGAGTCAATAAATGACATTTTGTAACACGTCCTTCTGATAAAATGTAATAGATACATTCTACACGAGTATTCAAGGAGAAGCAAATGGATCTAACAATTCAAGAGGTTAATCACTATAACAATCTTGTAAAAAATAATAAAGCATTAAAAATAGAATGTCAATTTGATAAAGAAGATACAATTATTTCTAGAGTTGACAGTAGTGATAAAGTTTTCTTTTATTGTCTTGGATGCAGATCATCTTTTTATCCAGGAATTAATTTAGTACAAAGAATTAAAGGATATATTTCTTTATCTACTTCTTAAATAATATTTTAGAGTTGTTTGTTGACTCTTGAATATATTTTCTATTGACAAAACTTTTATCCCCTGGTTTTTTAATCTTGTCTTTTACTGAGAATGTATTAAAGACAGTTCCAGGAGAAAAGTAAGAAACAATTCCTTGACCAATTACCAATGCATAAACCTCTTCATCTATTTCTTTTGAATCATTTGTTAGATTAATAATAAGTGTAGGACACTTAAAATTCATATCATATTCTTCTCTTGGCATAGATCTTTTTACAAGTGGCATAGTTTTAATTTCAGCCTTTGAACATTGATAGTAAATTCTATCTCCAAGCTCTTGCATATTTTGATCATTATTATACAAGTAAGCATTGAATAACTCTTCTGCTGGATATTCTGGAATAAAAAGACTAATGCATATGTCAGCATTTTGTTCGTGAACTGCTAGGTTATGAGGAGTACTTTGTCTAATATATTTTTTTAAAAAAGTTTTAACTGGTTCTGAATATTCATCACTTTTTATATATATTTTAGCCATACATATATTATAACGCAAGAATTTCTTTGCAAACTTCTTCCCAGTCATACCCTCTTTGTTTCATTGAAAACTTTTCGGATATAATTTGAAAGTTTTTATCTCTTTCTTCAAGTCTAACTTTTGGATCTAATAATTCTTCCATATGTCCTAGCCACTCATCTGGAGTATTTGCAACTCTTCCAACTCCAGAATCAGCAAGTAGTTGATACTCTGGCAATGCTTGTGCAATAAAAGGAATTCCAGCAGCCCCATACTCAAGACCTTTTAAATATGACTTTGCGTGATTAAATTCAACATCTCTTAATGGAACAATTCCAACATCCATTTTTCTATATAATTCTGGAACATTCATCATTGTCTTCATTGGCTCAAACGTACAATATCTTTTATCAATTCCAATTTGCTGTGCTGCAGTCGGAGCATTAATAATATTTCCTGCGTGATGAAACTTTAAATGTTTTTGTTTTAGGAATTCTCCAAAGAAAGGATTAAGAGTTTCTAGATCTCCAGATCTCCAAGGAGTTGCCCCTACCCATCCAAATTTTGGAAGAAGACCAGCGTAGTCTTTTCTTTTTATTCCCCATCTTTCAATATCAATACCATTTCTTATTAAGAATATTGGCTTGTCTGGATATTTTTTCTGATAGAAATCTTTTAAGAATGGGGTAGATGTTACTAATGCATCTGCTTGTTCAATAATTGCAATATAGTGATCTCTATTATTATCTGGATTTGAATCTGGATGAGTTGTTTTATATGCAAGATTAGTTTCTTCAAGACCTTCCATATGATCATCAATATCAACAACAATTTTTTGACCAAGCTCTCTTGCTCTTCTAACATGGTCAACAAATCTTTTAAGCATAATTAATTTTAGAACAACTATGTCCCATCCGTGTATTGCTTTTTCATCTGGGATTAAAATACCAAAAGCATGTTCTTCGCTAAATCCTGGCAATCCAATTCCACTTTCCCAGCCATGCTCCTTCAATTGCTTCATTGGAAGGTATGCTCTATACCAACCACATCCGTTTGGTTGTAGTGGCTTTACGCCAAATGACCAGTCATAGGTTAAAAAAGCAATTGTCGGAGTTGGCATAGGTTGTTACTTCTTTGTAACTTTTTTAACTGATTTTATAACTTCTGCAGCAACTTCTTCTGAGGTTGAGTTGCCAGAAATTTTTCCAAAAGCAATATCATTCTTATTAAAGAATCTAATAGCAACTGGTGCAAATGCAGCAACTAGAGCATATAGGTATGTATATGGATCTGTATTACCTGCCATGTATAGTGCAAGTGCTGCACCTAAAAATGAGCGACCATAAGATTGCAACATTTCTTTTTGTGATTTTGTTAACTTGAGTACCATTTTATTTCTCCTGTCTATAGTACTTGTTTAAAGTATATCTTAAAGTTATAAAATTGTCAAATATTTAAATTCCATAGCTCCATTGAGATCCATTCCAAACTCTTGCTTGAGAGTCTACCCAAGATGTACCATTCCAAACTTTAGGAAAAGCCACTACCCAGGCAGATCCATTCCATACTTTAAAAATTCCACCAATAGTTTTGGCAGTTAAAGATGCAGCAGTTCCTTCTCCAGCTGAATTAACAGCAGTAACTGTATAGGAGTAATCTGCATATGGAGATAGCCCAGTATGCGTGTAAGATGTTGCTGCAGTATTTTGAAGCAGTGTTGTACCATTTCTAAGTGCATAACTAGTTACAGTAGCCCCACCATTACTAGCTGGTGCTGCCCAAGATAGACCAATTTGTCCAACTGTTGAAGTATTTGCAGCAAATGACTGAGGTGCAGATGGAACAGTTACTGTTGGAGGAGTTGGAGGTGGAGGAGTTGGAGGTGGAGGAGTTGGAGGTGGAGGAGTTGGAGGTGGAGGTGGAGGAGGTGGGGGTGGAGGAGATGGTCTAGTTGGAGTTGGGATTGAAACGCTAACAGATGGAGTTATTCCAAGATAGTGTAAAGAAAGTGATGCTGTAAAAGTAAATGATGCTGGATTTGCTCCATAGGTATGTGTATAACTTTTAGTTGCACGTTTAGTTGCAGTTGAGCCCTGAGTATTATTATAGTTTGTAGTTCCAGATATTGATCCGCCATAGGTTAACCTTTGATTATTGTTATGTGTATATTGGTTATCGGTCCATACATCAATTGTTGCAGTTGTACTGGTTGAACTAGAATCCACACCTGACCAGGATATGTCTAAGCCAACACGCATTCCATTTGCACTAGATCCACTTCCACCATATCTCCAAGAACCCCAGACTATTGCCATAATAGGTCCTAAAAATCAATCCAGATATCGCCAATATTTACTGCTGTAGGTTGTGCTGCTTGAACAAAAATATTTCTATTTAAAATAGTTCCTTCATATCTAAGAGTTGGTTTTAAATTAATTTGTGTTTGAATTGCAGAAGTCACACCATCAACATAGTTAAGCTCAGCAGTAGATGCAGTAATACCATCAAGAACATTTAATTCTGTTGATGTAGCAGTAAGAGTGACATCTTCATTAATTTTTGGTGTAGTCAATGTTTTATTAGTAAGAATTTGTTCATTAGTTGTTCCAACAACAGCACCAGTAGCACCATGAGCAGCAGTTGCAAGAACATGAGTAGAAGTATCAATTGCATTAATTCTATTATCAAAATCTACAAGGTTTGCATAAATGCTATCAGTTCCATCAATTGTATTTCCATTTGTAGAATTTCCATAATAAAATAGTTCTAATGCATCTTGAATATTTGCACTCTCTCCTAGAGCTGGAACATATGTATCAAAAGCTGGAGTAAATAAAAGACCTTTTGTTTCACTAATTGGTTGTGGCATTTTAAGCACCCGCTCCAGCAGTTATATAGAAATTTATGGGAACTGCAGATGCTGATATTAAAGATACAGATCCTGAAGATAGTTGTGCACTTTTTAATTCTGCAACAAAGGTTTTTACACCTGAAATTGTTTGAATGCTTTTATTTGAAATAGATATAAAAGCTGGATTATTTAATTCTGCAGTTGCTTGAACAAGAATTGTATCTGAATCTAAATCTTCTGGAGCATTTGGATAAAATCCAACACTTCCTGTTAATGGAATAAATACCGATCCACTTCCAGCTGTAAAATCAACTGGCTTTTTAACACTATGCGATAATGGTTGAAATTTTAATATTCCTTGCCAAGCAGCACCGTTAGGAATTGCATTTTTTATATATACAGTTCCATAGTTTCCACCCAGTTCATTATTTATATATAAATCGTTAATTTTTGCATCTTGAACAATTGCTTCATTTGCTGCTGTTGTAGGAAGACCAAAACCATAGTAAAACCTAGCCCCTCTTTCTCCTTGTGGACCAACGTCAACACTTACAGATATTGAGGCAGGTGGTCCAACTACAACTAACTCATCACCAGATATAATGGTATCTATTGCCATGCTAAGTTACCGCCACATCTTGTGTAACACTTATCGTTCCAGTCAAAAGTGTAAATATTTTTCCATAGGAAGATGAATCTACGTTTGTATTTTCAATTTGAACATCGTAAAGATATGATGGGTTTATCAACTGCCTTCCACCATTTGGAAGAATTGTGCAAGAAACACGGTCTCCACCTACAATGGTTGCAGATGCACTCGTTATGTCAAGAGAATCTATAACGGATGCAGATGCACCTCTAGACTCACCAACTACAAATAATGGGGTATAGTCAGTAAGATCAGTAAAGACTCCACCAGTTGAACTTTTGGGGTATACAAAAAACT